TTTCTCCTCATTGGTCAGCACATTCTTGTAGATGCCTGATTTGAGCCTGGGTACCACATAGGTCCTGGTAGCACTCTCTGCCATACCTCCGTCAAGTACATGACCTGCCTAATGTACCATGGCACTCTGGGAGGGCACAAACCTTACGGTAACTTTCTCATTGCGCAGACAGTTGACCACGTGGCTAGGCTTCTTTGATGTATAACGTTCAGCAGGGGTTTCCTTTACCTCTGCCACAGGCTCCTTGGGAACCTCCACCATAGGAATGTCCTGGAAACTGTCGTCAATCATCATCTCTCCTTCATTAAGGATCGGCTGTTCATCAGCCTTCTGCTCTACTCTCTTCTTAGCCATTTTAAACTTCTCCTTGTTTAGTTATGATAATATTGTTTTAATCGTTCTTAAATGACATCTGTCAAAGGGGAAGACCGAGCTTCCCCCTTAACATCATGTCGTCTTGGTTTAACCCTGCAGTACACGAGGAATGAGGCTCATGGTTCTGGTGGGATCAAGCACACAGATACCAGTAGTGGTCATCTTATGGATGACGGCAGCATCCTCATCGAAACTCATGTTGGGGTTACCCATTCTACCAGTGAAGGGATCACGCAGGCCCCATTGATATGAGGTCATGTCACCTTCCTGACCCTTAACAGCCACCTTGAAGATGTTGGGCTGGTCCATGGTGCCAATGTCGAAGATATCAAACCTGGCACTGAAGGCAGGACGGCCATTCAGCATAACCTTGTTGCGGACTGGATCATCGTAATAGGGGTCCACTTCAATCTTCACAGTCACACCATTGGGAGCACGCCACTCAGTGAACTGGTAGCCTGCTGCAAGCGCGTTCTGATGCAGAGGAGAACTGGTCTTCTGGATAGCACCTACGGAAGCAGCATCAATCTCAAAGGGAAGCCAGCCGCTTACCTCGCTCTTCACAGCCTTGTGGAACAGGATGGCACCAAGCTCACCAGTGCGGATGATGAAGGTACGCTCACCAAAGTCCAGCTTGGCTGCACTCAGATAATACAGGGCATCCTCGATAGCCTTCAACGAGAAAGTGTTGTAGTACTGGGTGTTGCTGCTCTCCATTTGCTGGTAAAGTCCGCTACCCATGCGCAGTACCTCACCAGAGAAGTCGAAGTCCAGATACTCACCACCGATAGTGCGGTTGCTCTTACCAAAAGCAAGAACTCGGTTCTTGTACTGATCCCACTGGCACTCAAGCTACCACTGAACATTATGCATCCACATATTGGTGGTCTCGTGAACCAGCTTACCGTTGACAGCCTTGGTCATAGGAATACCGATGGCTACCTTCTTGTCCAGCATGTTACCAGGAACCTTGTGCTGGATACGGATAGTGGTGAACTCATTGCGCATGCTCACAGGAGAGGTGAATCGTATATCACCCACCTTGCGTGACAAGCCATGGCTGACAGGAGCATACTCTACTGAGAATCGCTCACCTGCAAGAAGCCTGCTGGCTGGAATACCAGTGGTAATGCCACCAGTCAAAGTCACCTTATACACGGTATTGGTGCCTTCCTTGCGGGGATCTGCAATAATGCGGATAGGATAAACCTCATTAAGATCACCTACAATCACTTCACCCAATGCAAACCAATCCTTTGCAAATACCAGATAGAAGGGAGCACCGCCTACACCGATGTTATCGGTATCTGTAGACTGCACAACAGCGCCATTCTCATTGCGGGCCTCTACCAGAGGAATGTTACGATCAGAAGAACCGATTACATCCCAGGTATACTCGTCATCACTGTCAAAGGTCTTGGTGGGGAACTTCGACAAGAAGGTGTTCAAGGTCTTGCCTCTGTGCCATGCCAGAATCTGCACCATCAGATTAGTTGCCTTCTGGGGCATCAGCAGGAAAGCTGAACCAAGGTGGTTGTCTTTGGTCAAACCCTTCCAACCGGAAAAGTTCACCATTTGAAACTTACTAAGTTTACCTGCCATTTTATATAAAATTTAAACAATTAATAAAACATCTGCTCTCACATGAGCCTCAGACGTCAAGGTCCCATCCCTTGCTCAGGAATGACTCGGGATCTGTTTTGGCGTTGGTAACCAGCTTCAGATTGCCACCTGTGTTTCTCCTGGTATTGGTAAGCGTTTGTTCCAACTCCCTGAGGCCCTTCTTCTTTTCCTTTGCAACCTTGCCTTTCACAAAGCTGTCAAAGTCCTGAAAACCATTGGTCAGCGTGAAGATGGTACCCACATACTTGATGAAATCAGCGCGGTTTTCCATCTCATACTTCTGCAGGGCTGTGTACATGTCACCTGTCTCAGGATCCTTATACACCGGCTTTGCAATGTTGTCAATCACCTTGTTGCGGATGCCAGTTGTGATTTCAATGTCACCAAACAGATGCTTGTCCTTCAGGATGTCATTCTTGAGTTTGTCAGCCTGCTTTTTCTGCTCAGCTTTCTGCTTGTCAGCTTCTGCTTGAGCCTCCTTCAGCAGATTGTCATACTCTCCTTGGAAATACTCCCTGTTGCTCACAAGGGCATCCTTGGCATCCTCAATGTCTGTACCTGCCTCAATGGTTCTCT